GACATCTTATTAAACTCAGGCTTACGCTGAATAATCTCACCAGTCTCAAGATCACAATATTGATAATGGGCACCCGCATCAACCACTTCGTGGTTCTCATTGACAGTAACCCCATTAATCTTCTTCATAATATATCTTGCAACATAAGCAGCAGACTCAAAGTTAACATCACCAATTGAAGAATAGCCAAACGGCCACAATTCTTCCAAAATCTTTGACGTATAGAGGACAGAGCCAACCGACGTTCTCTTAAATACTTTCTTATCCGGAAAATCAAGACCAAACAAACAAGCATGGAAATGAGGACGATCGAAATTAGAACCATATTCTCCTGCCATATAAAAGCGTATCGTTTTTCCAGTAAAACGCTTACGCAACCGCTTCATAAAAAGCTGATAGTCATTGTAATCCAATGACATATCCTTAGGACAATGCTCTGGAGCATATGTCAACGTAATAAAACAATTACTCGTATGCATTTGTGCCTCATGCATACAACGAACAGCCCACTGACGTGAGCGTTCAAGGCGACAACCAACACACTGACCACACGGCAATGATAGGGTGCGGACTACATCCGCCCCTGGTATTTCTCGCCAAATAATAGACCTGTCACTGCATTGATAAGCCGTTAAGGGCTTATAGCATGCCATTAGAGTCTAAAACCGCCTCGCATAGGCGCAGAGCGCATATTCAAAGACTTCGTCTTACTCACTTGTTTGCGGTATGACTTAGCAGACTTATATTTGTTTACATGCTTTCTTCTTAACATATGAACTCCGTAGTTAAAATTAGTGGTTTGGTGTCACCTAGCACAGTTACATCAAGTAGAGTAACTGTGCTGCAGTCCGCTTACGCGTCCTGCTTAGGTGTTTCTACTGCAGAAACGATGGGTTCAGCCACCGGCTGTCCATCAATAAGACCCAATTGAATCGCCTCAGAGCGATTCTGGTCGTTCTCAAGGAACTCCAAAAGTTTAACAGGATCATGGTCAAACCTAACGCGCAATTGCGCAGGCAAAGCCATAAAATCATCCATAGTGGCGTTAATCTTATTCAACGCACTATGATAATCGGTTACACCGCTAAAATCGCCATATGTAGGCGATACAGGCGTCTGAGGAATCATACCAGTAACGCCAAAACGTTCAACAATAACGTTAATATCACATTCGTCTTTCATATGCTGTTGTGCAAGACTTGGGTCTTCACAAAGCAATGAAGAAGCATTAGATGCTTCATCTCTATCATAATTGTACGGATTGCGTACAAACGGCATATTCGCTTTACTCATAATTACTTCCCTTTCGGTGCGTTCTTAGTAACAAATGGCATTGCTGATGATCCACGCAATAGCCCCAAACCTTCAAAAATAGTACGTAATGAATCCTGAATAGGACTCATGTACTTAGCAACATTAGGATTCTCCTGCTTAAACTGCTCAGCAGGCTTATGCAAATTAATTTGCTGAGTAGTATGCTTAGCCAACTCCTGCAATTGTTGAGCAGAAGCACCATGTTGAGGAATACGAGCTAAAAGCTCTCTGATCTGAGCATCATTCATACCAGGATACAAACGCTTATTTTCAGTATCCTGATTAATATTCATAGTCTCAGCTCTAATCTTATCAGCAGAGGCTGCATTAACTTGAGCAGTAGTCTGAGCAACATTAGCTTGCTCTTTAGCCAACTCAGTTTGGGCCTGACGAGCAGAAGTCTCACCAAACTTAGGAGCTTCAATAGAACTTGTACCAGTAACAGGCGAACCGCTTGGAGCAGCTGCCTTGTTATGGTAAGCCAACATAGGCGATAAACCTGCAGCATTTAAATCAGTAACCATATTCTGATACTGTGTTTTAGCCATACGCTCTGAAAAATCCTGTGAGCGCGATTGAGATTCATACGCAGCATCACGATTCTTCTCAGCGTTCCAAACACTAACAGCACTAGAAATAAAATCGCCTAACATAAACTAACGCCCTTCGGTTGTTTCCTCACTACTCCTTGCGGAGTAGTCGAGGTTATATAAAACATTAGAAATGGTCAATCAAGCCTGGTACGGAGTACATCGGCATTGGACGAGCCATCTTACAATCAAAAAACGCATCCATTAAAAATTGCTGACCGTTAGCAGCTGAACCAACTGCAGTGGTACGGTCAATTGGGGGCGTTTCTTGAATAAAAGTAGCGTTTAAAGTAGGTAAACTTGTAAACTTCTGAGCATAATGCCAAGCATCAATAGTACCTGATGAAGTAGACTTCATCAAACCAGTAATTTGAGAAGGCTTGTAACGGTATTCAGCCCAACGTTCTTGATATCCAAATACGTTATTATCATCTGAAGTACCTTGAACATAAATCTCTTTGTTCAAAACAGCTTGCTCACCCAAAGTGGCAAATACTGGGAAATAAAAATCATATCGTGTAGACCTAGACCACATCTTAGGAAGACCCTGTTGATATGTGAGGTCAGCACGTACTGAAACCAATCCAATTATGTATCCATGTTCTTGAGCAGCATACGTAAAGCCATGTCCCTGAGCCAATGCAGTACCCATTGCAGCAAGGTTACCTTGCGGAGTAGCAGAACCAGTAACTGACGTTGCAGAAGTCTGAGCAATCGGATTGATATTAACATAAGTAGAACCTCCACCTATATACTCTGGACGTTGTAAACGATAGTCTTGTGGAGTTACACCAAAATGTGCACGTAACAACTCTGTATAACGTGTACCACCTCGCGCGTCGCGCTCAAGCAACTTCTGAATCTGAAATGACTGACGTAGCTGATTAATTGTTGCAGCAGTAGCTGTAGACAAATCAGCATATAAACCAGTAACAGAACCAAAACGTAAACTACCAGACGGAGCTGTAGTATTACCATACATGATCGCTGATGTACCATCATCACGAACAAAAGAATTACGCTCTGTCATACCAGAGCTATCAGTCCATAAAATAGACTGATTTGTAGTCTTAACCTGTGCACTAGTACCTAATGGCAAACTAACAGAAGCACCCTTCTGTGGCCAAGGTAAAGCACCAGTAAAATAATCCTTACGCTTACCACGACGTAACATAGCGAAATCAGTAACATTGTCGCCAGAATCACCTAAATTAACACTTACAGAATTTTGTAAGTTTTCGTCGCGGAACCATTGATTCCATATAAGGTTGTAGCATCTTAGGGGTAATACGTTATGAGTAACAGTATTAGAACCAGTAATCTGACCTGCAGTAGGTAAACCTAAATGATCATAAATAGAACCTACACCATATCCGCCCGCAGGGCTGGTAATCGTAGGAACAACGTAAGAAATAGAGTCGGCAGGATTCTCCTGCTCTCCCATAAACTTAACCCAATTCTCCCATACTAAACGATTGGGTACAAAGAAAAAGAATGTGTCAAGATGCAAATTGTCCATAACTGGAAACAATGGCGTTGCTAAACGAGCAAACGCTGTCATCTTTACACGATGAGTATCGCCAGGCAATACTTCATCACAATAAATAGGAACTAAATAACCGCCATCAAACGTAGTCTTGTGGGCGTATTGAGTATCAAAACTAGAGCGGGGAATATCCGCTTTAGGAACCATAGCAAACGAATGCGTACTAACTGACTTATTGCGATGCATAACTATCTCCCGAAATTCCGAACCACTTTACAAGTGGCTCGGTATATAAAAAACCTTACTCGCCTTCGCGAATCATAACTTCTTTTGCACGAGCTACCAACTTAGGGGTTTCCAGTAGTTCAAACTTACCGGTAGCATCATCAAAAAGACCCAAATAATACAAATGAAAATCGTCAGGATGACGATATAACTGATTGTCTTCTGAATTGCGATTAACTTCGTCTTGAAACTGACGTACCGCAACACCCTCAGAAGCAACATAAGCTGGACGACCATAAGCGTCCGCAGCAGTATCTTTAATAGAAACAACAACCATCTTCATAAAAACTCCTTAAATAGTACGTTTTAACAATGATAACTTAGCCAACGCGACTTTTTCCTTAACGGCAAGACGCTCAAGCGTATTATCCTCAGCGCGGGAACGACCTTCCATCTCCCTTGCAAACTGAATCATATCGAACTCTTCAGGAAACTTCAACTTAAACTTATTATCATAAAAACGTGGTGGACGGCACTTTTTGCCACGCACCACAACTTGGTCTTCTGTATATACATCAGACATGTACTTATCCAACCAAGTCTGCCCGATACCGGGCTTCAAAGACATCTTATTAAACTCAGGCTTACGCTGAATAATCTCACCAGTCTCTAAATCACAATATTGATAATGGGCACCCGCATCAACCACTTCGTGATTCTCATTGACAGTAACCCCATTAATCTTCTTCATAATATATCTTGCAACATAAGCAGCAGACTCAAAGTTAACATCACCAATTGAAGAATAGCCAAAC